CATAGAGTAGATAAGAGTAATCTGGTTTGTGATAACAGGGAAGAGAGCCATAAAGGTCTGCTTCTGGATTTCAATTGAAGGTAGTAGCATTGAATCCGGGTCGATAATGAACTCAACATAATCACTCTTGTGACCATGCGCTTTCATTTCATCAAAGAGCTTCTTTGAAGATATTGTTCTTGTTGGAACGTTCTCGAGCATCTCTCCTTCTGGAGTAAAGTCAAAATTAAGACGAAGGTTCTTTGAAGCTGCAACTGCGTGCTTTCCTGTAGGTCTACCTTCATCGTCAACAACTTCCTCTGACTCCATAAAGTAGTCCGGGTTCTGCTTTGCGAACTCCGCGAGTTGGTCCTGTGAATCAATCATAAAGATTTTATCAACAGAGTATGTCTGCATAATCCAAGTATTAGCAATATGCGCATCTTTCTGAAGTCCTGTAACAACTGAGTTCTTTGGAGGAGTAAGACGATTGTACGCAGCTTCCTTGAGAATGACTGTAGAACCGAGAGTTGTCTCAGACTGAGCTCCGGCCACGATGTTGTTCACGCCAGTGTTCTCCTCGATGTTCTGCTTCTGCTTATCTCCAAATAGCATACCTTGCTGTACGTTTCCTGAAGTCTTCACAACATCAATATCAGTTCCCGGATGCTTTGGGTTCACGATGTTCGGACCTCTCTTGTATGTAGCTGTACCGTTCTGAACCTGTGCACCGAAAAGAAGTGGGAAGATTTCAGCTTCCACTTGCTGAGCGTTGAGTGAGTTGATGTATGTATATATAGCTGTATTACCTCGCATCATTTCATAGAGTCCAACTCCGTACGGGTCATTCGGATTCTTTACGAAACAACGAGCTGTGACAATAGAACCATGACTTCCGTCGTTTGGAAGTTCACCGTCGTAAATAACCACCTTTCCACAGACAATAACGTAACGGTTTAGAAGTTCGTTTTCATAGTATCCAATAGTAACTGATGTATGGAGCTTCTCACGGTTCTCGTCTTTAGCTTCTTCCGACACAGAACAGTATTCGAGCTTTGCTTTATTCTTTTCAGCATCCGGATACATCTTGTAGAACTCATCCTTGAGCATATCTTTCTCATAATATGCTTCTCCCCAGGACCAGTAATCTCCGTGATTAAAACCAACACCGAGCCAAGTTCTTTTCACATCCATTGGTTCACGGTAAATATCATCAAAGAGTATTTTATCAATTCCTTTTCTTTTTACCTGTACACGACGAGGATAGACACGCCAAGCAGCCCATCCGTATGTGAATAGGTTCTGATAAGTGAGCATAAGAGTATTCTCACCATTTGCTCCGGTCAAACTCCAACTTCTCTTCCATAGTTCGTAACACGCTTTCGCGTATATCTTATCGTCTGCAATAACTGTAGCATCTGGGAGCTTTCCAGCGAGAACGCTCGTCGCAATCATAATCTTTGAGAAAGCAATCGGCTCCTGAGACACTGGAACACCTGAGCGGTTCTGGTCACGGTCAGTTAATTTCTGAGGATATACGTTAATATCGTATGCACCGTTGGCCATTTTGTTATAGAATACCATTGAGCCCCATCCAGACTTCTCGTAGAGCTTCTGTCCGTAGGTCACATTCGTATTTACGAGATTTATTTCAATTTCAGCAGCGAGAGCATCAAATTTCTCGCGATACTGCGACTTTTTCATCTCTTTTTTCTTATTTTCGATAAATTCTATCGTTTTTTTGTCGTCTTTGACAGCTGATTTAGCTTTTTTTGGAACTTTCTCAGTGGAAGTTGGATTCATACTATAATAATACTGTTTATTTTAATAAAGTGCAATCATTTATCGTTCCACATAGCATTAAAATGTGAAAGTGAATCTTGTTGTTGTGTTTCCTCGATGTATTTCCCTTGTTCTTGAAGCACGGAGTACCCAATTGAAGCCGCCATTACTATGTCGTCGTGCTTCCCCTGCATCGCTTCCGCCTTTCCTTTCGCATTTCTCACGAACGTGAACATTTCACCTAAAAGTGGAGCGGGGAATCCGCGGTCCTTTCTCAAAAATACCGCCTTTAGCGAAGCCAGCGCAAATGGACGAGTGGCACTTGTAGTCTTCCACCCGAAGTATTTCGTAATCTTCTGAGTAATATCGTCAAAAGCCTTTCGATAGTACAGGTTGAGGTACCCCATCTTCTCGAGCGCATCGTTTACCCAGAGTCCATCCTTGTTTACTTCAATCCCCAAGAGTGCCCAGTTGTAGAACTTCCCGAGTTTATACGCATCCGTTGCGAGTTCATCCGGTGGTACCTGGGACCGATACAACCCCACGCACTCTTCCGTCTTGTGGTTAATCACATAGAGCACTTGCGCATCTCCATGCGCGAGACCTTCCGCCGTATCTCCTCCGATAACGTATTTTGTATTTGGTTCCGGCGCTTCGAACATTTCGAAGTTCCCCGAAGTTACCGGGTGGAATTTAACTTTCCCGTCTCCTTCATCAACAAGCTCACCTTTCACTCCTGGTTTTACCTGTGAAAGAAGTGACGACACTTTCGCAATCGGGAAATAGGACTGCCCTGTTGAAAGAAACGCCTCCTCCGCAGTTGTCGGATATTCCTGCTTGAGTTTCTTTATCGCATCCGTCCCGGACTTCCCTCCGAGCTGCAACCATTTCATATAATAGTAAGTGATTTCAATATCCGAGAGATTGTGCTCCCGTTGATACTCCTCCCACGGAATCTCGCACTCCTCCATCTGTGACGTAGGAACCGGAGCCGTAATCTTCTTCATTTCCATATCGTCGTACTGCCAGTTATAAAAGTGCGGCATGAATTGCACCCGCGATAGCGTATGGTTTATTTTATCCCTCGATAGCCAATTCTCATTGAACATCTCATAAAAATATCCGGCCATACCTTCCGCTGTGGACTCAATAAAAACGTACCCGTCAAATGGTACCGCTGGGAATGTTCCAGTAATAACTTCTTCCGCTCGCTTCGGTACAGTCGCGCATAGTTTAGCGAACTCCGAGATGTGCACGAGGTGATATGTTCCAGAACGCCCAGAAGTCGACACGAGAATCGAAGAGGTAGACCCCACATCCTTTCCATAATCAATAGTCACCTGAATCTTTCTGGAGGAGTTACGGTTGAGACGAAAGAACGCACCTTTCACATCTTCGGCCATGTTACGGAGTGCAAAATCAATCTTCTTGTCAAAAATAGTCACTGCATCCTCGAGCTTGTGCGCAATAATAATCCCTTCCTTGTTGGTAGTAAAAAGTATCTCGTCCAGGATATACAAGTCAATAAAAGTAGTGAACCCGAGCTGTCTGGATTTAAGAATAATGTGACGATGATACGGGTCCGGAACATTCAAGTAAGTATCATAGAAATGCTGCTGTGCTCTGTTCATAGTGAACACACTCTTCTTCCCGTCCTTATCAATTATCCAATACAAGTTCTTGAGTCTCCACTCCTTACTCTTTATGAGACTCGGATTCTCCGTGAGAATTTGAACAATCTTCTCATTGTGTTCGTTTACAGGGTTGGCCATATGTTATTAAATGACTTCTATACTAGAAATCCGTGTCTATTCCATTAAGTGGGTTATCTTCCGGGTCCTGATACTGTACATTTTTGTATTTTTTCGGGACCATTTCCGCAACGTTTTCAAATACTCGAGGTTGTGGCGCGGTGTTAATCGTCTGGTTCTCCACCTGCTGGAGTATCACCGACCGGAGCCGATTATTGTCCTTACTCTTTTTCGATTCGTACTCCTCTTTCGGATTAAATTTCGCCCACGCTCCCCCTATCGCATTGAGTGCTCCAATTAAGTCCTTATTTGAGAAGTCTTTCACCCCTCGCGATTTGAACTCGTGCATTATAGACAACGCCAGGGAATTGGACTCCTGCGCGAGCATATTCATCGCATTATTGAATCCTTTCGTTTTCTCAATCTTATCTCTAGGTGAAGCCGCTACTGTAGCCGAGTATCCGAGGTCACGAGCAATCCCGGACCTGTTCTCACCTTTAGCGCCCCACACTCTTCTGGCATACGCCATTTGACGAAGTGTAGAACCGTTTTTAGAAATCTTTGGCATAGATATATTATATCACTAGAAAGTTTTTAATACACCGTCTATCATAATCCTTTGCTGGTACACCTTTGGTAAACTTTTACCCTCATTTTCTAAAGTCTTCCATGTTGTTGGGTTGTAAGGGTCTCTTACCATTTTATGATAATGGTAATAATGCTTCTTACATAATCCTCGAGCTTCGTCGTCTCTCCTTTTGCAACCAGGAAATATACAGTTAATCATATTAGAACTCTTCAAATGAACCAGCTTTACCTCCAAAGAAACTAGGAGGTACTTCACCTGGGTTTAATATCTTGCCGTCATTATCAACATATATCAGCTTCTGTGTAGCTAGATTTTGCTTTGCCTGTTCTTTAGCTGCAATCTCTTTTTTCTTTAGGTCAACGTGTTGTTCAATAAGCTGACTCATAAGCGTATTCATACTCTTCCCCTCGTAGCTTGCAATCATCTTAAATTCGTTTTTAAGTCCCTCTTCTATCTTCAAAATCAATTGTTTGTTGTTCATATACTTTATATCATAGCATATTTGTATATTAAATGCAACCAACACAACGCGATTTCTTATGTTGGTCGATAAAGTTATTATTTAACAATACTTAAATGTGTTTTTTTTGTCAAAACCAACACAACGCGACGAGTTTACCAGCTCAGTTATATATTCAAAAACTATATCATACCATACCTTATTTATTTACTTATGTGATTCATAGAAAAAAATAGAATCTTATGTTGGTATTACCAGAAAACCCTTGATATATAAGCACTTATTGACCAACATAAGAAATTGAGTCAGGTTGGTATATGTTGGTCGTGCCAAATAACCCTTGTAAACTAATGAGATTTGCACCAACATAAAAAAATCGCTTATGTTGGTTTTGGTCATTTTTACTTTGTAAAAATTTTTTGGGAATTTTTTTAGATAAAAAGGTCGAGGCGGACGACACCACTACAGGCGCACCGGGGGAGAAGGTCTTCTGCTTCGCGGAGGGTACAGGATTCTTTTTTTTAAAATATATACCCCCACCCTTGAAAGGGGTCACCCCCCAGCCCCAAACCCCTTATAAATTAAGCCTTTTATAAAACAACACAAAAACAAAGCGCGTCAATAGAACAGGCGTTCTATATAGTATAGAGCATCATATCGGCGTATGCGTCAATAGCGTAGCGCATCAGGCCGGCACATCGAGTGGCTAGCAATGTCGCTACAATTTTTATTTTACGACACGACACCCCCACCCACGCGCTACACGTTGCAAAAATCCAAACCCCCCATAAACCAGCCCGAAAAAACCCTTATTTTATAACGCTTTTTGGCTATCCACAGCTTTCTTTTCATCCCCTCTTGACATAACACCGCCACCGCGCTAATATGTACCTATGGCCGGCAATAACCCCCGAGCCCTGCACATTAAAATGACAATATACACATACGAGCGAGACAAGCGCATCAACGCTATACTATCAGGCGAGCTCGAGCAAATGGCCGAGACTGTAAGCGAAGCCTACACCTGCATCACATTCAGCCCAGAGCTCGATATATACGCGCTAGGCGCAACTATCGACGAGTTATACCCTACACTGTCGAGAAGCGACCGCCAGCGAGTAAAAGACACAGCGCGCCGATACATTGCTACTAATTACAATATACGTTAAGTATCACGGCCAGCGCCTCGAGGCCGGCAACAACAAGCCACAACCTCGAAGCGCCCACCGTGCGACCTAACCCCGCACAAATAAAACAAATGACAACTTTCAACAATAACAACCGCATCCAGCTCGAGCAACTCGACCGAGCTCACAGAACGCTCGAGGATTTAGAGTTTAGAATTGCAAAAATTACACGCATAATCGAGCCAATGGCCACAGATACGGCCAAAGTTATTAACAAGCGCTTCTGGGATAAGTATTTTTTGATTACACCAGAAAAGAAAAACGACGGCGACGACTATGCGAGACAACCATATCACGAGTTCACGCTATCAAATCCCCGCTACAACTTTGAAGCCGGCAAGAAGCGCATCAATCTCGGACGCTCGGAGCATCCAACAAGATTCGATGGAGTAGAAAACGACTGGGGCAAGAGATACGGCGATTTTTATGATGTACTTGTACCGAGTGACAACAGGCTCGAGATACTCGAGGCGTTACAGAAGGAGCTCGAGAAGCTCGCACAGTGGAAGCTCGAGAAGCTCGAGGAGATTGCAAAGCTCGGACAAGTGGACGAGGCGCAACTGTTCGAGGACTTGCGCGCGGTATATATCAAACACGGCAAGCCGGCCGGCATCTGGGACAAGATGCTCGACTCTCACGACTTGCGCGCGTATAGTCTCGATAACGACTAGCGCCGGCATCGTGGCCAGCTTCAGCATCCGAAACGCTCGGGCGCTGGCTGGTGGCCATAATCCCCACCAACAAACTACAATGGAAACAAAAAACACATATTTGAAATATGGGTATACACCAATGACCCGCGAGCAGTTACTGAATAAAGCGCTCGGCCTTAAAAAATAATATAAAAATACAATGATAACAAAAACATACAACCCCACAACAACAACAGACAACCGCGGGCGCATCATTAACCATTACTTGCGCATCAAAGGCAAGAGATACGACCGCGAGTATAGCATCAGTGTGCAACCTATGGAGCAGGAGCAGGGCTCGCCGTTCGAATCTATGACAATGTTTTCAGGCATCAGCGCGAGGTTACACGCGCCGGCACGCTGGAGCGATAAGAAAGTGACCGCATATGATAATCTAGTGGCCGAATATATGGACAAGTTGGCCGAGAGCTTCACAGCTGGAGCACAGGCACAGAAGGAAGCAACGCCAGCCAGTCTCAACTATGTATACAGAGCCGAAAATGACCCCGCTACAGTCTTTTTAATTCGCGAGCTACAGGCCAAAAGCGCCACGCTATAGAATTGTAGACCCCTTGTGCATCTTATACACCAGAGCCAGCACTATTGCTAGCACTTAGGTTATAGGGTGCACGCTGGGGCGTATAATCAACGCCACAACAAAAACAAAATGGACAAAACACAACCCGCATTTAAAAAGGAGCTCAAAAAGCAGGGCTTCAAATTATATACACACCGCTCAGGGTTCCAAGCGTGGAGCATCGAGAATCTCTGTGAAGTCTCGGACGAGTGGAGCAAATAACAAAATACTACTATGGACAAACTAACATATTTTCGCCAGTGTTTCGCATCAGCGGAGCAGAAAGGGCTTATTAAGTTCGAAGTAGGAGCGAATGGCTACAGCTCGGACTGGTTCGAGGTATCTTATAAAGAGACGCTAGGAGCAGAAGGCGACAAATGGGGCTGGAGGGCGTTATGCTCGCAGGACTTGCGGGACTTTACCAGCACGGAGGAGCACAAAGGGGAGCAGGTGGAAGTTGTGGACGAGCTGGCACTGGTGCAACGTGTAACGCTTATGTTATGCGAAACACTAAGGAGCACGCGCCAAGATGTCAATATATACCGCGAGGAATATGTGAATATAAAAAAGCCTCGATGCTCTTGCTCGATGCACGAGGGCTGGCATTATAAAAAAGATAACTGTATAAAATAATATGCAACAATATACACTAGTGCAGGAGCGACTATGGGACAACGACCAGACAATTTATTTTTGCATCAGAGGGGACTTTTTCGAGTGCATAGCGTGGATACACCGGCACACCGGATACAGCTGGCATCACGCTTCAACGTTCGAGGGCTACAAATTATTGGACTATAAACTATAACTTATGAAAACATTTGAGGAATATCTGGAGGAGGAGTTCGCACAGACATATCGCGGGCTCGACGACGAGATGCCCGAAGCATTTAACGACTGGCTCGGGAAGCTGGATGTGCAGGAGATGATTGACTATGTGGAGGAGTGGGGAAGTGAGTTACTTAACAATATAACAAAATAATTATGACATTAGAAAAACTTATAGAAGCGCTAGGAATAGCAAAGAAAAACGTTCAATGGTTATTAGATAACAGCGACGGAAGTGCAGATATGCACGGCATAGAATACTGGGCTGGACAAGTAGAAAAATTAAGAGTTGAGATTAAGAGTAAACTATAATTAGTATGACAACATTACAACAAGATACAGACAAGTTAGTGGAGAAGTACGGCTTCAACAGGAATAACCAGCACTATGGAGCGCTGGACTGCGTGGAGGAGGTGGAGGACTTGCTCGAGATGCGAGAGGTTCTTATGGACTATCTCGAGCAGGGGATGCGGGAGGAATATATCAACAAGTTGCACCTATTACTCGAGGTGGAATATCAACTAACAAAATCAGAAACAGAATAATATGATTACATTTTTAACGATAGTGTTTGTTATACTATTAGTATGCACACTTATAAGTTTCTTCTTATCATAGCGCTAGGAGCGCTAGCAGGAGCAATAGCTTCAAATTATAAAATTAACGATACATTTACAGTATGCAAAGATGCGACAAAGAATCTTATTCGAAGCACGGTGCGGAATCAGTAAGACGTAGTATATACGGCAAGCGCAAGATTAAGTTGCGCATATACAAGTGCGACCAGTGCCATCAGTTCCACTTATCAAGTAGTGTAGACAATCTATGATTAAAACAGTAACAGAGTATAACGAATTAAAAAACAAGTATATACATTACAAAATAGACACAAAAAATATCAAGGAGCGTTGCTGTATATGCAACCGCTTGCAGATAGGAGACTTGGAACAGAATTATATTAAGCGTGGGAATTATTGCGCCAGTTGTAACGCCAGATACTAATATGAATCAATGCAAGAAATGCCGGAAGCAATACCGCTACAAGGGCGAATATTGCTCTACACGATGTGAGTTTAGTATACAGGGTAAAAGAGCCGTCTATAACAATAAACAGGTGCTGGACAGTAAAGAATGGTCAATCTATTGGAGGATAAAACACAGAGAGATACCGGAGCTACCAGCGTATAGCAGTATCTATAGAAAGTGCGATAAATTATTTAAAAATCAAAAGTTTCACTCTAACAAAAATATTATATGAACGAAAAAAATGGAGCTGGATATAATCCAGCGGTGGAGGATGTACCGGCACGTTTCGAGGATGAAGTGGTAACAGTGGTGGAGAATGAGCTGGTGGTGGTGGACTTCAGTGAGAATGAGATACAGGAGCTGATGGTGGGCGAGGAGATGCAGTGGACTGTAACATTAAAGGACGGAAGAAGTATCGACATCTTATTCAGACAAGAAAAAGAATCCGAGTATGAGTAGAAAACAAGCACAAAACGTTGGACTGATTAAAGGGGAATACGCTATGAAAAGTAACATCGTGGAGTGTGTTGAGAAAGGGAGATATTGTCAGAGGAGGTTTATAATCACGCGAGTTGGCCAGACTGATACTTGTATGAAATGTATGGAGATGCTCGACGGGGTTATACCAAGAAAGATTGAAATTAAAGGGGATAAGATGGTTATTTGACACCGACATAAGAATCGTGCTATACCATAACAGTGGAGGTAACTTAATAGCTAAAAATAATGGTATTCCATTCCAAACAAACATATGGCATTAGACAATCACGTTCAGGGGAATTTTATAACAATACTCGGAGGCAAGTTTTGCAAGAGAGTAAAGGATGGGGAGACTGGTGGAGTAACTCGAACCAATAAACTCGGTAAGACTGTTACAGAAAAGTTCTATGATAGCTTCACGGGGAAGCTGGTGGGGATTAAGACACAGGATGGGACATACGGCAAGAGTTGGATATTCAGTTTTCAGGATTCAGGGGACGTATACCATTTACAATTAAGTTACACTAACAGTTTCGCAAAGGGTATACTGCGAATGTTGCCTAACGTTGACCTTACAAAAGAGATGAAGGTTCAACCGGAAGTCAAGATGGTGGATGGCAAGAACAAGTCATCAATCTTTATCAATCAGGGAGGAGTATCAATCAAGCACGCTTACACGAAAGACAATCCGAACGGCTTACCACAGATGGTACAGATTACAGTCAAGGGTGAGAAGGTGTGGGACGATACAGAGCAATTAGAGTTCTTGTATCAGATGGTTATGGACAAGATAGTTCCAAAGCTTACCGGCTTCGCTGGAGCAACAACCAGTCACGAAGATGATGAAATGGCTGTATCAACAGATACACCGGTAGGTAAAGGAATGGACTTGGACGAAGAGCCACCATTTTAAGAATAGACAAACACTTCGGTGTTTGTGAGGGGAGCAGGAGGTAGTAGCTCAGTTGGTAGAGTGGTATATCGGTAGATATATAGGGCGCTGGTTCGAGTCCAGCCTACTTTCAGTCTCCTCACAAACACCGAAGTTGATTAAAAAGTGAATCAGTATTACACTAGGAATAAATATAAAAAACATGCTACAAATCAAAAAACTCACAACCAAAAACCTCTTAACAACGACCTTTTTCAGTAGCATGTTTAAGGAGAAGTTGTTAGGGGGTTTTTGTTTGGGAGATAATTCGAAATAATCTATGGCTAAAACGTATCAATTTTTAGATTTTTTCCCTAACCACGTTTATCGTTATATTGACCAAACTGGCGCAGGTAGACCACCGGTAACTTCAGATACAGAAAGAAAGGAGCTAAACTTAAATGGTTATGAATCGTACTTTACGGTAAATGGTTTTAAAGGTAGCTCGGATGCTAAGAAAGAAAGTTGTACTAACTTAAATGCGTTCTTTATAGATATTGATGGACGTAAGGATATGGAGGAGATTGAAGCAATTAAGAAGAAACTCGACCCTACTTTCATTATTGAAACAGGAAGAGGACATCACTTGTATTGGTGTTTAGATGAAGGATTATATAAAGAGGACTCTACACCTGATGAGTGGGCTAAGACTATGACACGCTGGGAGCGAGTACAGCAAGCACTTGTAACAGAACTTAACGCCGACCCAGTGGTAAAGGATATACCGCGAATATTGCGCGTTCCCGGAACCTACTATTGGAAGAAGTCAGGGGATGCACATATACGAGGCACTGAGGGCATTTTTAAGATTAAAGGGATATATAAAGAACCGTCTCACGTCTACTCAATGGACAAAGTGGAGGAGGTGTTTCCTACTAAGGAATCAGTAGCTGATAAGAAGAGAGAGGAGCGTGCTAAGTCTTATTCCGAATCAGAACGTAATGACTTCTTCGAGCGAGTGAATGAGAAGTATCCAGTAGCTAATCGTGACAGTTTCAAGAGACTTATATCCGGAGAGGAGGGTACACTACCAGCTACTATTCCATCTCGAAACGGAGCACTCCTTGTTGTAGCATCACTTATGAGACAAGCCCAGTGGACTGTACAGCAAGCTCAGGAGCACTTCGTTAAAGTTGGATGGCACGGTATCGAGAAGGAACGAGGAGGACTTAGTGAAATATACAACACAGTCAACTCGGCGTTCTCAGGAGGTTATACGTTCTCACACAAGCACGAGATTATTGTTCATAACATGAGTGCAGAGGAGGAGATAGCACTTCAGGAGACATACACAGACGTTCTAAAGGACAGAAAAGGAAAAGACAAGGTACGCTTCTCGAACTACGAGAACGAGCTACTGGTTAAGCATCCGAACTTCAAAAAGAATGAAGCTGGAATCATATTCGACTATGACAACGGGGTGTATAAGATGCTATCAGATGTTGAAATATCAAGTATTATTCTCAGGGACTTGTACGATGATATGCTCTGGGGTTATAGGACAGGGAAATGTGTATCA